TTTGCCCCCGGTCGCGCGGTTTGGCGTTTCATGTTTATAAAAGTGATTGGCGTTACTTTTTAACAGGCCGGGGGCTTTTTTTCTTATCCTCCCCCGAAGGATTTATTCCACCCGGTACTTCTCCGGATCAAAAGCGTCTTTCTTTTTCCAGCCGTCAGCCAGTGTATCCTGGATGTGCTTCATGGCTTTCGTATAGAAGTCCGTCAGTTCCTCCAGTTTCCCGAACGTCCGGTACCGGGGCTCCTCATCCGTCCCGAACTTGAACGTCACCGGAAGCGTCGCGCCGCCGTTCTGCACGGCAAGGTCGTGGGCCGCCTTGTAGTTGAACTGGTTCTCGCTTGACAGCCACACCGGCATACCCTCGTAAACGAAGCCGGAAAGTATCTCCCGGTCGATCTCTTCGTTGTACCAGCCTAGGATAACGGTTCTTATTATCTCACGGGAGGGCTTCCCTAAAATGTTCTCCTCCATATAGTCGGCAGAACCGTCCTCCCTTTCCCGCACGTCCCAACGGACGCGCCACGTGTTCTTCACCGGGTTCACGCATTCCAGCAGCTTCACCCCAGCTGTTCCTTCAACTCGTTTCATGTAAATACGTATTTGGTTCGACCTTTCCCGAAGGTTTCCGTCTTGATGGTTGTTTCAAAAGGAAAGCCGTCGGGCATCTCTTTCACTTGCGAGAGGATGTTCTTCATCTCCTCGCTGTTGGTGAAGAACTTCTTCGGCTCACCGTTCATCTCGATGGCCACGATACAGCGGTCTTCTCCCTGCTCGGTCTTGATGCCCGTCTCGAAGTCCTTCACTACAATCGGTAAGTTTACCAGTTCCCGGATGCTTACCACCACCCCGGGAAATCGCTTTTTGCCGTCTTCGGGCTTATAAGCGACGTTCAAGTCTTTGAATGATCTCATGTCTTTGCCTGTTAATTTTTTAAACAACGTATGACAGTCGGCGTGCTTGGCCATCCCGTAGAACGACGCTATCAGCTCACGCCTCCTTCTTCTCGATTTTACCTCGTGCATTTTTCGGGCGAATTTCTGCTTGATACGCTTGCGCAGGCGGACGTGGTCCGCACCGAAAGTCACATACCCCAGAAAATCAACGCCCTCGCCCAGGGGAAACACGCGCTCGTTCTCCTTCACATCGAGACCGACCCGCTGAACATGCCCATGGACGGCATCACGAATCTTCCACAATTCCGCTTTCGTTTTACCCAGTATAACGCCGTCATCACAATAACGGTAGAAATGACGGACGGCGTACCTGTCCTTCAAATAATGGTCCAAAAACACAGACAAAAGCAAATTACCCAGCCCCTGGGAGCTACGCAGCCCGATACTCAAACCCTCGGGCATCAGACGGACAAAACTTTCCAGCATAGCCATAAGTTTGAAGTCCTTGAAAACCCGGTTCACGCAATACATCACGAAATCCTGTTTCACACTTTCGTAGAACTTCGTGATATCGAACTTGTAGCAGTAACGCGTACCTTCCGGATCCTCACGCATATCACGACGGATATACGCCAGAAGGTCGTGCATCCCCCGTTTCTTGATACTGGCAGAGGTAGTACGGATGAAACGTTTCCGCAAATGGCGGTCCACCACCGCCATGATGGCATGCACGGCAATACGATCCTTCATCGGGATCACCTGAATCCGGCGTAGTTTCCCGCCCTCCACAATATCACGCTCACGGTAGTCTTTCACGCGGAAAGTGCCGGATGCAATTTGTGCGGTCAGTTCCTTCAATACCTCGGGCTTATGCGCAAGCAGATAGCACCCCTGGCGGCTGCGTTTACGTTTCCTGCCGCGAAGGACCTGCCGGAACGAGGCCTCCATGTTGGAAGGCTCCACAATCTCCTCGATGATATGACCAACTCTGCGCATAAATACCTTTTCTTGTTTTTAATACGGGGCCTTCAATCCCCCGGGCCCGGCTTCTTCGAACCGTTTCCGGCCTACCAAACCCTACCCGACACTCTATTTTTCAGTTTTCCAGCCCCGAAAAGGCTGCTGTTACTGAGGCTTGCTTCCCTCGGCACCACGGTGGGGACAAGTCCCCGGTGTTGTACGCCGATTAAAATTTCTTTTCGATTGTTGTTCAGACGAGAACCGACGTTCGTGTTCGTATTCGAGAAATCGTTGTTCGCATTCGACATCGAGACACCGCCATTCGGGTTCGCGTTGTTGTTGCCACGATAAACCACACGGCTTATGGGGAAGCGCCACCTTTTAATTTGAATGCAAAAGTACGATTTTTCATAAATTATTATTTAACAAACAGCTACAAAACCCCGGAAACAAAAATTTTTCAACGGGCTGACGCCCGTAAAGAACGGCGTTCCCCTTGTTCGGGGAACACCGGACGTTTTGTCGCTTCGCTCCCGCTTTGACGCTTTACGCGGCCGGTCATGCCACCTCGCTTATCGACTTGAACGCAGCGACGCTTGCCGCCTTGACGAGCCGGCCGCGGAAGGCCAGACGAGAACCGATGCTCGTGTTCGTACTCGAGGAATCGT